TGGGCATTTGCACAAGAGTTGGTAGCAGCAAATAAAAAAGTAGAGCGGCTAGAAAAAGTAAAGACCCCAAAAGAAAAGCCTATAACCAAACCAGCTATTATAGATTTAGAAGATAAAGAGGGATTGCGGCAAAAAGTATTAGAGCATTTGTTTGTAGAATCAGGTAAGGGTAACGCACAAGCGTCGGATAAATTAGCAAGGCTGGCAGGGCTAGGCGAGGAAACGCAAGATATAATTATTGAGATAGTAAATTATGATGATATTAAAAAAATACCCAAGAAAGTGAGAAAAAAATCGACTACCAAAAAATAATAAAAATGTTACCACATCTTATTTATATGGAGTGTTTTATTTGTAAAAACTTTTTTTTTGTGTATGAAGAAGCAAACCTACCTGAAGGAGTAGGTGACCCAAAATTTTGTCCTTATTGTGGTATAGAGTTTGATTATGAGTTAGAAGTAGATGAAGTTTAAAAAAGGAATGAGAGTATTAGTAGAGTGGGAAGATATAGTAGCTGATCTACACAGCGAAGATGAAATAGAACCTATAGCAGCAGAAAGTGTTGGCTGGATAGAAAGCTTGACAAAAAGATTTATAAGACTTACAACTAGTAGGTATTTAGATGAAAGCAAAACAGCAGATAGGATAGTAATACCAATGGGGTGTGTTAAAAATGTCACAAAGATTTAAAAGCTGCGAGGAGTGTTGTTGTGTAGATTCAAAAGACAACCCAATCCTTGAGGAGTTTGAAGGTGACACGCTTGTTAAATGTTTATGTATGATGTGTTATGCAGAAAAAATAGATGAAAATTCGTATTCCAACGATTGAGCCTAGAGATTATCAAATACCCTTTCTAAAAGCATTTGATAGTGGTATACAGTATTCAGTTATATCGTGGCACAGACGAGCAGGTAAAGATGTAACCTCATTTAATGCTATGATCAAGCGTGCTATACAAACAACAGGCAACTATTATTACCTATTTCCAACCCGAGCTTGGGCTCAAAGAGCGTTATGGGATAACATATGTGAATGGGCAGGGGGTAAAAAACTAATCGACCTGTTATGTCCGCCTGAAATAGTACGCAGAAAAAACAATTCAGACTTTTTTCTTGACTTAATCAATGGTAGTAGGATAAAGATTGACGGCACAGACAACCTGAACTTTGTCGGGCAAGGAGGTTCAGGGTATGTATTAAGTGAGTTCTCACTACACAAAGAGGAAGTATCAGGATTTCTTGCACCAATTCTAACAGAAGGTAGTGCATTTGTTATATTTAATGGCACACTACGAGGAAAATCAAATCATTTATGGAGATTATATGAAAACAATAAAGAAAATAAAAACTGGTTTACACAATGGTATCAGCTGGGGGATACGAAAACTGCGTATTGGGTTGGTAGCGGTATGGATATTAATTCAGAGCTTATTGGTAAAATTAGTCCTTATGATGGAAAAGCTTATAAAAATATTCAAGAAGATGTTGACTCGGGGATAATATCCTATGCAATGGCTCGTCAAGAATATTTGAACGAAGCCATTTCTCAAGTTGAGAATAGCTACTATGGTCACGAGCTTGAGATTTTAAAAAATGAAGATAGGTATGGTAATATACAAATTAGTTCTTCTCCTGTATATACTTTTTGGGATTTGGGTACTAGTGATGCTACAGCCATAGTCTTTGCACAAATTATAGATGGCAAACCTATTATAATAGATTATCACGAGTCTAGTGGTAAAAAAATTGAAGATTATGCGATAGTAGTAAACAGCAAAGGGTATAAGTATGGGGGTCACTTTGCACCACACGATGTATCCAAGCGTATGTTGTTTGGTGATCTAGTATCTACAGCTAAAGAAGTAGGTATAGATTTTAGACGTGTACCCAAAACCAACTCTGTATTACAAGATATAGAAATATGTAGACGTAAACTACGAGAAGTATACATACACGAAAGATGTGAAGAACTATTAGAGCATTTAGAGCATTACAGAGAGGGAAGTAGTGGTCGACCTTTACACGATCAACACTCTCACGCTGCTGATGCTTTTAGAACTATGGTTATGGGAATACATTTAAATCTTGTACAACCATATTTAACTACAGGACAACAAATAAAATTACCAAATAAAGTAGGGGAGGCGGAAAAATATGTCGATTGGGACACCGATACAACTAGCGAAAAGCCGTTATGGAAAAAATTTCGAGAGTCTAATGGCTTTTTATCTGACTCACGGAGTAGTATATAGTGATGATAGAATTTTTGTTATGGCTATAATGCACAATAAAGATGCGTTATTAAAAAATAGTAAAAAAGAACTTGACAAACTAGACTGCTGGTATATACATTATGCGGCAGGAGATATATTACGCCTATTTGAAATTGCACCTTATGAAATGGAATGGGCTATATTTGAGCGAGGAGAGGATAAACCTCTTAAATGTTACAAAATAGATAGGATAAGGAGATTAGTTTATGGGCGGAGGAGGAGGAAGCACACCAAAACCACCACCAGTGGTTAAACCACCACCACCAGTTGAAGAAATTTCTGCAGCAACTATTGCACCAACTATTGTTCAGGAGCAAGCTAGACAACAAGCAGCAGGAACATATACAACTAAAGGTCAAAAATTAGGTGCTAGTGGTCAAGTACTAGGAGCTGATCCAAAACAATTAGCTAGTGTCGCTCAAGCAACAGGTGGGTTTAAAGAACAAAAAACACTTGATAAAATGGATTATATAAGAAATTTAGCAGACTTTTCAAGTGTTAAAGCTACTGGTAAAAGTACAGACACAATTATATCTGATCTAAAAAAGAAAGATTATCAAGGTCAAGGTGCTTATGGTAAAATTCAAAATAAAGCATATCAAAAATATATTAAAGAAGTAGAAAAAGCAAATAAAGCTAGAAAAGAACTTGGTCAATCACCAAGTATGACAATATAATGGATATATCATCTTTAATTCAAATGTATAAACGAGAAAAGTCTAGTTCTGAACGAGCTAACTTTGAAAACCTTTATGAATCAGCAGCAGATTTTTGTAATCCTAGTGCAGATAATATTCAAAGTAAACGATCTAAAGGACAACGAGATGATGTTGAAAGAATTACAGATATAGGTATAAAAGCAAGACGTATGTTTACTGCTGGTATGATGTCCCATTTATTTCCACAAGGACAAAATTGGATTCGTATTGTACCTACAGATAGAGATTTAATGTTAAATGATAATGTTGTTCGTGCATTATCAAGCACAACTAAAAAATTTATAAGAGCTATAGAAGATTCTAACTTTTATGAAGAAATGGGTCAGTGTATAGATCATTGTGGATATATTGGTACTACAGCATTATATTGCGAACCATCTCCAAAACGTATGCTTAACTTTCGTTCACACTATATTAATCAATTTTATTTTTGTGAAAATTATTTAGGAGAAGTAGATACTGTTATTCGTGAGTTTAAACTTACAGCAAGACAAGCAGTACAACAATTTGGTGAAGATTGTCCACAAAATATATTTGATTTAGCACAAAACCCATCTACATCATCAAGAGAATTTTCTTTTATACATATAGTAATGCCAAGAAGTGACTTTAAATTAGGGTCTACAGATAAAAAAGAAAAACCTATCGCTTCCTACTATATATCACTTACTGGTAATAAGTTAGTTATGGAGTCAGGATTTGATGAAATGCCTTATTCTGTAGCAAGATTTTATAAAACAAACTATGAAAAGTATGGTCGCAGTCCAGCAATAGAAGTATTTTCTACATTACCATTAATTAATCGTATGGAAGTATCTCGTATTCGTGGTGCGGAAAGAGTATCTAACCCTCCGTGGTTAGCTCCTAATGATGGTAGTGTTAGACGTATATCTAATAATTCAGGATCAATTATATATTATAACGCAGGTAATCCATTATCTAAACCTGAACAGTTAAGACCTATGGATAATGTAATAGTTAATGATCAAATGATACAAAAGAAAGAACAAGAAATATTAGATGCGTTTTATGTACCATTATTTAATCCATTAATGGATAAACAAAATATGACTGCATTTGAATCACAAGAAAGACTTAACCTTTCTTTACAGTTTCTTACTCCTGCAGTTAATCGTGTAAATAAATATTTCGTAACACCAATATTAGAACGTGCTTTTGGTATTATGTTAAGAGCTAATATGTTTCCTGAATTAGAAATAGATGAATTATCATCAGCAAGCCTTGAGTTTGATTTAGTTGGTAAAGCATCTATAGCATCAAGACAAATGGAATTATTTGGTACAATGACTGCTATATCACAAATGTCACAGATAGCACAACTTAATCCTGAAATATTTGATAATGTAAATGTTGATAAGACTGCTAGATTTATACAAGAAGTTAATATGATGCCAATAGATTTACAGTTACCCGAAGAACAAGTACAAGAAATAAGAAATAATAGAGCAGAAGCTGCTGCTGCACAACAACAAGCAGCACAAGCACAAGCATTAAGTGATGCTTATGTGAAAACAACTAAAGCACCTGAACAAGGTAGTGGTGCAGAATTTATTCAACAAATAGTTAATCAAGGAGCAGAAGAAAGTTAATGGACATAATTGATAAAGTTACCTACGATTTTGAGTGGGATAATGAGAAGGATTTATCAGAAGAAACTAGACGGGCTTTTGTAAACCTTTTTGACACATCAAATAACGACTCATTATTAGTAGTAAATTTTTTAATAGGTATTTGTAAATGGCAAGATCAAACAGAATATAATGATCCTGTAATCGAAGCTAAAATGAATGCTTTACGAAATGTAATATTAAGTATTAAAAAACAAATAAATATGAAACCCATAGAGGAGGTCACTAATGAGTGAAGAAGAAGTAGTAGAGTCTACTGAAGAAGTAGTTGAAGAAGTCGCAGAGGAAGCACCTGCAGAAGAATCATCAACATCATTTGTTGATAGTATGTTATCTCAAATTGATAATGAAGATATTAAATCTGCAGGATTTTGGAAAAACCTAGAAGGCAAAGATGCTAACGAAGTTGGAAAATATATTAAAGAACTTCAAAGTTTTGCTGGTAAAAAAGGTGATATTCCAAAGTCAGATGCTTCGGATGAAGAATGGTCTGCATTTTATCAAAAACTTGGTCGCCCTGAAAATCTCGAAGGATATGATTTTACCATTGGTGATGATTTTGCAGAAATTGTTGGAGAAGATTCAGCACCTTTTTTTGAAAAAGCAGTAGAAGGATTTAAAGAAAAAGCATTTGAATTAGGTGCTAGTGCTGAAAAAGCAGAAGAACTAGTTAATTGGTATCTTGGTATGGTAGCAGAAGAACTAGAACAATCGTCTGCATCTGTTAAAGAAGCTGATGAAGAAATGGATAAAGAACTTCGCTCACAATGGGGTGACGAATATGATGGTATGATGAATGGTGTTATAGCATTACTTAAAAATAATGGTATGCCTGAAGAAAATTTAAAGTTTGCTATTGATACAGGATTACTTAAAGACCCATCATTAGCTATAACATTAGGTAATATTGCTAGTAAATTTTCAGATGACCCTGAAATAGGACATCATCAAACCAATACTATGGCAGGAGTTCGTGACCAATTAGCAGAAGTTAATATGGAAATAGCAGATTATATTAAAAAAGGTACTAAAGTGCCAACGCATATAGCACAAAAACGTCAAGACTTAATGAATAAGTTAGGTGATAATTTATAATATTTTTTGCTTGACATATAATGCGTACTTATAGTAAGGATTTATTAACGAAAGGGATAACCTATTTAGACCCCTGTAAGTTATCGTCAACCTAGACGTTAAATAGCAGGCAAGACCTCCTTGTGAGATAATCAGAGCCGATTAGTCGTGCTGTTAATTCAGCGTTAATTATTAATTAGCCAAAACAAGGAGATAATAAAATGGCTTCTACAAGTATAACTACTGCGTTTGTTAAGCAGTATGGTTCAACTTTAGACTTACTATCTCAAACTATGGGTGGAAAATTCACAGGCACTTGCCTTGAAGAATCCATTGAAGGTGAAGAAAAGTATTATGATCAATTAGGTTCAGTAATTGCAAATGAAGTTACTGACAGATATGCTGACTCACCTGAAAACGACATTACTCACGCTAGACGTAGAGTTGTCGCTACATCTTATGATGTTGGTTTGATGTTAGATAAGTTCGATAAAGTTCAAATGTTGGTCAATCCTGAATCTGAATATGTACAACAACAGGTTCACGCATTGAATCGTAAAAAAGATATTGAGTTCATCAAAGGTGCATTAGGACAAGCTCAAACAGGTAAAACAGGTTCTGTTGCTGCTAATCTTGGTGCTGCTAACAAAGTTGGTGCTGCAGCTGCAACTATGACTTTATCTTTATTAGGTCAAATTAAAGAAAAATTCCAATCTAATGGAGTTGATTTAGATGACCCAATGAACAAAGCATATATTGCAATTAGTCCTAAAGTTCTTAACGATATGTTACAAATTGATAAATTAACAAGTTCTGACTTTAACTCTATTAAAGCTTTAGTAGGTGGAGATATTAACTCTTTCTATGGCTTTGAGTTTATTGTTACTAACTTGCTACCATTTATTAATTCAGCAGATAGCGTTGCTAACCTATCTTGGTCTGCAACTACAGATGCTCCAAATGCTGTAGGTTCAGGAACTGCTGACTTAAGAGCTTGTATTGCTTATGTTAAATCAGGTGTGCGTCAGGTTACTAATCCTTCTATTCAAACAGAAATTAGTAAGCGAGATGATAAACGCTTTAATTACTATGCTTACTCTTGTATGAGAACAGGTGCTGTTCGTATGGAAGAAGAAAAAGTAATTCAAGTATTGTGTGACGAAAGTCCGTAACCATAGGGGGAAATTAAAATGGCGAATCAAAATTCAACACAAATAACTGCTGTCTATGGTACAAGTACTGATGCTATTACTGCATCTAGTCCTAAAGATGGAGTTGATAAAGTATTTGATGCAACATCTAATAGTGGTGCTGTTAAAACTGCAAAGTTTGACTTCAATTCAGCTTCTGCTGCTCAAGATACATTTCGATTAACTGTACTTCCAAAAGGTGCGATTGTTCTTAATGCAACTTTACAAACTAGTGCAGCTTTAGGTGGGGGAAGTAGTACAAGAGTCAATTTCTTTATTGATGATGTACAAATCGGAACTCACGATTCTATGGGTGCTATAAACTCGGGTGCTGTTCAAGTGCATTCAGGGTGGGATCAAGCACCTGTAGCTGCTACAGGAATAGGTCTTGTTACTCTTGTAGTAAGTGATGCAAACACAGTATCAGGTTCAGTTGACTGTACAGGTCAAATATTCTACTACGTAGACAACTAAAAAGTAATTCAGTAGGCATCTAACTACCTTCTCTGTTAGTGTAAGTCCTACATTTTTTTTTAAGGAGCAATATGACAAAGATTGATATATGTAATCACGCTTTACTTAAAATTGGAGCGAGTAATATTGCTTCTCTTGATGTAGATCAAAATACAGATAATGCAACAGTACAAAGTGCAAAGCTTTGTAATATTCTTTTTGATCAAGCACTAGAAGAAGTATTAAGAACTTATCGTTGGAATAGTGCATTAAAAAGAGCAACTCTTTCTAGACTTACAGAAACCCCAGCTTTTAAATGGAAATATAAATATCAGCTTCCAAATGATTGTGTACGAGTATTAAATGTATATGACGAATCAGAAGCATACGATGATAGAACAGAATATGTTGTGGAAGGCAGAACTATTCTTTGTGACTATGACCAAGTATTTTTATGTTATGTTTCTAAAGTAGAAGATGTTAATACATTAGATGCTTTTGTAACACAATGCGTTATACAAAATTTAGCAATAAAACTTTCTGTTCCTATGCAGCTAGACCAAGTTATGCAAAATAATTTAATCAAAGAATATAATGATGTGATTCTTCCTATGGCTAGAAGTGTTGATACATTAGAAAATAAATACTGGGAAATGGAAGAAAGTGATTTTATTTTATCAAGATACAATGAAGAACCAATAATCTAATGGCTATTAATTATACACAAGCTTTTAATGCAGGAGAAGTATCTAGAAAACTAGATGGTCGTAATGATTTAGAAGCATATAAAACTGGTTGCAGAGATTTAGATAATTTTTTTGTATTACCACAAGGCGGTGTAGAGCGTAGAGCAGGGTCAGAGTTTATTCAGTTTACAGGAACAGATGGATCAAATCCAGCTAGAATAATAGAGTTTGATTTTTCTAGTGATGTATCTTATGTCATAGAGTTAGGTACAGATTATGCTAAAGTACATTATACACAAAGTGGAACTGACTTTGTAGTTAATGTTACAGAAACAGATAATATTAATTATACTACTACAGAACTTCGTCAAATACAATTTAATCGTAGATTTGATACATTAATACTTACTTGTCCTACAAAAGAAACAATGGTATTTAAACGTACAACTATTGCTCCTACATTTACTATAGAAAAAATTTCATATACATATCCACCATTAAGAGAAGAAAACATTACTTCTACTACTATTGATGCTAGTGCTGCATCAACAAGTGCTTTTTCAGGAACTAATACTTTATTAGCTAGTAGTGCAATATTTTTTAAAGGTCACGAAGATTCAACGTGGGGATTAGAACATATAAGAGATGCAAATAAAAAAGAAATATCTGATACAAGAACAGCTGGTGCTGAAGATGCTAACAGCAGTAATTTAGATGTTAGTTTTTCTAATTGGTCTTTTACAACAGATGGAACTTGGAAAGGTAGTTTAGTTATTCAAAGAAGTATTGCTGGTGCAACTTTTGAAAATTATGTAGTTATAGCAGATACTACAGGAGGTGTAGCAAGAAACTTTACATATGCTTCAACAACACCTGAAGATGGTAATACTCGTATAAGAGCAAAATGGATATTAGATAGTGGTACGCAAGATTTTAAATTTAGTTTAGAAACAGATAATATTTATCATAAAGGATTAGTAAAAATTACTTCAGTTGCAGGAGCAGATGTTGTTATAGGAACTGCTGCTTTAAGTTCTAATACTGTTACTATAGATACTTCATCTGCTCACGGATTATCTACAAATGATTATGTATTAATTAGTGGATTAGGATTTTCAACAACAGACCCTAATGGTATACATCAAATAACTGTATCAGATTCAGATACATTTACATATGCTTTAACAGGTGCAAATGAATCATATACAGAATCTTCAAGCTCTATAATAGAAGCTACATCAAGAGCAAGTGCAACTATAGTTTCAATGATAGCTGGTATAGATGATACGTCTGCAAATCCTGCAGCAACTGTACATTGGGCAGAAGCATCTTTTTCTACTTATCGTGGATTTTCTCCAGCATCAGAGTTTTTTGAAAATAGATTATGGTTTGCAGGTTCTAAAGATGAACCAGCAGATTTATTTGGAAGTAAGTTTAATGAAATATTTAGTTTTCTTACAGGTACACTTTCTACAGATGCTATTAAACGAACAATAGATTCTCCTGAAGAACCAAAATGGTTGGAGGGTAAAAGATATTTATTTTTAGGAACAGCAGGAACAGCAGTATCAATTCGTTCAGCCAATAAAGATGCTTTGATTACACAAGATAATATTACTACATTAACTGAAAACGCTTATGGATCAGCAGCATTGCAAGCAGAAATAGCAAATGATGTTATTATTTATGTACAACGAGATAAATTAAAAATTAGAGAATTAGTATATGCACAAGGAGAAGATACATTTGTAGGTAATGATTTAAATTTAATTAGTGAAGATGTAACAGATTCAGGTGTTGCAGAAATGTTTGTTCAAAAAGAACCTAATCAATTAATATGGTGTATTAAAGAAAATGGCGATGCTTGTGTTATGACATATGAAAGAGGTCAACAAGTTAGAGGTTGGGCAAGAATTACAACAGATGGGGAATATTATAGTGCTGCAGCTATAAATGATTCAGGAGAAGATATAGTATGGGCTTGTGTAAAGAGAGATACAAAATACTGTATTGAAAAATTTCATTTGCGTAAAGATTTAAATTGGTATGTAGATTCAGGTAAAGAATTAGATGGAGGTGCAGCTCAAACTATAACCGCTTCTATATCAGCGGATATTACTATTACTGCTAATAGTCACGGATACTCTAATGGAGATTTTGTTAGAATAAAAGGTACAATATCAGATCAAATTAATGGAAATGTATTTAAAGTTTCTGATTCTGCAACAAATACATTTAAAATAAAAAACACAGATGCTTCTGCTTACATATTTTATAATAATACAAATAACATAATAGTATCGGGAGCGGTTGAAAGCTCTACATTTAATGGTACTTATGAATTAGATTCTACTGTTTCTACTCCATATTGGAATTTAAAAGATTCTGCTACAGGAATAAATATTTCAACACAAGAAGATAGTCCTACTACACATTATTGGGTATTAAGAAATAATGATGGAAGTGTAGAATTTCAGTTAGGAGCTACACAAACTTCACAAGCTGCTTTATTAAATACACGTTGGTGGGAAGTTAATTATAATAATAGTGATTCAACTACACGAGCATTTAGAAGTGCAACATTTAGTTTTGGTACAGGAGCAACTGTAGAAAAAGTATATAATGAAATTACAGGATTAAATCATTTAGAAGGAAAAACAGTACAAATAGTTGGAGATAATAATTTTATAAAAGAAGTAACAGTATCTAGTAATAAAATAACTACAGATGCTTACTATAATAAATTAATAACAGGATTAAAATTTACATCAACATTACGACCTATGCCTATAGAACCAGTATTAGCGGGTAGGTTATCACAATCAAGAGTAAAAGCAGCATCTAAAATTATAGTTAGATTTTTTAAAACAAAAGGTGCAAAAGTTGGAGAAGCTGGTAGACAACTAACTACTTATAATGTAGTAGACACACAAGACCCTGCTGGACAATCAATAGAACTTAAAACAGAACAACAAAGATTTTTTGTTGCATCAGACTATGAAAGAGAAAAACTTATTGAAGTAAGTCAAGATTTACCTTATTCTATGACTGTGTTAAGTATTGCATCAATCGTAAACGTGGAGGGAATGTAATGGCTTTACCAGCAGTAGCAGTAGGAATACAAGCAGGAGCATCAATACTTGGTGGTATTTTTGGAAGACGTTCATCTAAAAAGAAAGCAAGAGCTGCAAGAGCTATGGCACAATATAATGCTAGTGTTGCAAGAATGAACGCAGAGTCTGAAGCACAAGCTATAGAAAGTCAAGAAAGAAGATTAACTAAACAACAACGTGAGCTACAAGCACAACAAGAAATGAGTGTAGCAGGTAGAGGTGGAGTTTTAGCAGGCGGAGATTTACTTTCATTTTTAGATCAAGCACAAGAAATGCAATTAGATAAATTAGAACTTATAAGACAAAGAGATTTAGCAACCATAGGTGGTGAAAATAAAGCTAGAAGTATTATTTATCAAGGAGAACAACAAGCAGCTGCAGCTAGAGCAGAAGGTAGAGCGGCTATGACTCAAGGTATATTAGGTGCAGCAGGTTCTATAGCAGGTGGGTTTGCTTCAGGAACTTTAAA